GAATACAGACCTGTGAAATCGGTGATAGTCCCTGTAGAGCCCAGCTGGGCATCGGGTCGTGCTCGTCTGATCTCACGCACTGCATCAACGGCAAAAGACTCCAGCAATATGCGGCCATACCGATAATTGCTGGAATCCGTGTCCTGCAGCATCTGCCTTATTTCATATTCAAGTTCTGTAAAATAGAACGCCATTTACTCATTCACTTTCCAGGTTGATAAGTTTCTGGATCATTGCGGTTTTAGTTAATTGGGGGGAAGCCTTGATCCTGTGGGTTTCAAGTCGCGCCATCAGTTCTTTTTTCTTAAGCTGCTCAAGTTCCCGGACAAGTGCTTTGCCTTTTTCAGCCACAGTCTTGCTGTTGTCCAGTTCCTCGGCGGTCGCCTTGATCTCGGCGGATAAAGAATCCTTTACGCTTTTTTCCGGAAGCTGTGAACCTAAAGGTCCGTACATCCGGGTGTATTCTTTCAACTCCGCTTCTTTTTTAGTAAGTTTAGCTTTCAGCGTATTCAACTCGGCAACGGCTTTGTCAAGCTCGCTGTATAGTTCTTCCGAGGGTACGGCTTTAGCTTCAAAAATCGGGTTACCGATCTTATCGCATTCGACCATGTGTTCAAGAACACTCAGGGGGTACGTCCACCCGAGTACCCGGTTATTGTTGATGTTTTTTAACCATCTTTGTGTAGCCATTTCACTACTCCTGTGTTTTGCTCCCGCGAAAAAATCCTCCCCGGCGGCGTCATGCGGGAGCGTAACCGCCGCCAGGAAAGATAAAGTTAAAACACTGGCTTACGCACTAACATCGCGGCAGACGACGATCACGCGAATAACTGCGGTAGCGATAGTCTGGGCATCTTTGTTAGTGAGAACAACCTGCTGTGCGGCATTGTAACCGGCGGGCAGATAAGTCCCGTTAGTCACATAACCTGTTGCAGCAAGGGTCGCGCCGTCGATCAGATCAGCGGCGGTAGAACCGTCGGTGCTGCAACCAAGGTCAACGTCAGTGACGGTGGCCTGAGCAGTTGTTATTTCGATAAAAGCCTGTTCGATAATCGTATCCGCCGGAATATCGAACAAAGCCATTGTCTCATTCTGAGCCAATTGATTGGCAGTAGTGACAAAATTGATCGTCTGCTGGAGACGATAAGATTCGCCGGTCCGCTGCCAGGTGGCTTTTGAAGAGGTCGGTCTGTTATTAACTGTAGCTGCCATGATTAAATCTCCTTATTTTGCAGTTTCAGTTTAGGACTTGTCAACAACGCCGTGAACCAGCGCAGTATCTTTGACTACTTTGTAACCGTAGACAAGAAGCCCACGAGCACGCCGTCCGAAGTCATCCGGATTGACGATGATCTCGTTCTCGGTCAACTGAGCGGCGAATGTCAGGGCTGAAATATGTCCGGCCATGATATTAGTCTCAGTTCCACTAACGTACAGCAAGTTAGTCTGATAGATATTGAAGCGGTCAATCATTCCAACCCGGCTGGTACGCAGGGTGCTTTTGCCGTCGCCGGTCAAAGAAGCATCCTTCAGGTCGCTGTCTTTCAGCCTGGAACAAGCCCAGGAAGGAAGCAGCAGCCAACGATCCTCATCAGGAACGTTTTGTTCATCAAGCACAACACCCATGTTCAGAATGTAGGTGATGATCGAATCAGTGGTCAGCGCTACGGGAGTGCCGGTAACACCAAGATTGATGTCCCCACTGATTGCACCGGCAGTAGCACCGGCATTGTTTGAATCAGCATCACCATAAATAGCGGCGTAGATAGCTGTTTCGACGTTGATCTTCAAACGTTTTGCAGCATCATCCGACCATTTATCGACAAAGCCGATCATGGACTGCTTTTCATCAACCTTGGGAATATTGAAGCTGTAGCTGCGCCCTTGGTTAATATCCAGGTTCTGACTGGTCGGAACCGGATCTTCATAGTCAAGTTTTGCTCCCTTGACATAGGTACTGATGGTGATGTCCGGCTGGTCACTGATAGTGACTTTATCGCCGTAGTCTTTGATGAGCCCTTCATACATTATGTTATCACCCAGGCTCTTTATCCTGGACATCTTACGGTTTAATTCCCGCAAGTTCGGACTATATCATCGCTTGTGTTTTAAAACTGCATGGTAGTACCACTTACTATAACAAGCCGGGCACAGGTTTTTTCTTCTATGCTCATAAATTGGCTTATCACATCTACCACAATTTCCCACAAGCGGCTGGCGCTCGTGCAAATTTAAACCTGCCACATGCTTCAGCTTATACATCATACTGGGTATCATATACGGACGTACCAACGCCGCAAACTTTTTTGATTCTGAAGTGTTCATCCTAATACTGAAATAATCAAAACCAGGCTTAGCTCTGAACATCTTCCACCTTATATCAAAGGTATTATCAAAAAAGCTAATGATGTGCCTGCACTCTTCTTCGGTGCAACATGTCGCTAACTCAGTCGAAACGGAGCTTATCCATCCTTTTGCATTAGTGTTTATCCGGGCATGACCATCATCCATGTACCATATAGCAATAGATTCTGGAGATAACATCCCAAGTATTAAAGGGGTTATCTTTTTCTTACCGTCAGGATACAGCCATCTGTGCATTTGCTTAAAATACTTATGAGTCTTACAAAAATGGACAGCGGAGTATTTACCTCCTGGTCCATTTTTTACCTGGTTAACTGATACACTACTACCAAAAATCTTATTGACCCAAGCGGCTTTGTACTCACAATATTCTCGTTGAGTTACGGAATGTAAAACCCGCAAATCACTCCTCGGAGTGGTCCTATGACTGTTTTTAGACACATTAATATGTCTATCACCCAGTGCTATACCCATTAGTATTGCTCTGTATTCGGCATTCATTTCTACCTCCTCTCGGCATTAAGCCCGGAGATCTTAGTTTAAATTTGTAGTCTCTGAACCTTCCCCTTTCGGGGCTTGGCTGCTGATTCCCATCTCAGGGTTCCAGCAATTCACCAGCTTTTCCACGGACCATGTTATTAATCCGTATTACTAATAGAGCTCAGTACGGTACGCTCATAAAACTTAATTAAAAGTTTTGGAGCCCATAGTGTCGGGATATAAGTACCCGACAGGGAATTAGACCCTAAAGCAACTGGAAAAGCCATTTTCCAATCCTTTCTGTTTTACGGTGCTTTAGGGTTTTTCTTTGCCCCTAACCCACCGAATTTTCTAGTTGTTTGTCAAGTTCCTTCACGAAGCCTTCCATCTCCTCGTGACTGATCCTGCCTTTCGAGTAGAGCTCTGACACTTTCGCATAGTCAAGCGGCAGACCTCGGTATGTCAATGGTTCTGAAGTTCCTGCCGGAGAAGCAGCTGCTTCAGGTGCGGGTGTCACTGCCGGCTTAGTGGCCGGTTGCGGTTGCCCGCTGAGTTTATCCTCGATAAACTTCTCGTATATCCGCACAGCCCTTGAGGACGCATGTGTTTCGCAGGCTTCGTTCAGACTCTCAGCGAGTGTCCGACCGCTGAACCCATCCGTCTGCCCCAGCCAGGTGTTGAACTCCTCAGACTGATCCAGGCGCATTACCTGTTCGTCACTCAGATTCAATCCACTTGAAACTGTAGACCAGAATGTGTCCGCCGCTGATTGAGAAAAGCCATTCTTGACTTCCTCCAGCTCCTGCTTGTGCGCCACTGCCTGTTTAGCCAGCAAGCTCTTGGTGACTCTTTCCATCGCGTCGATGTACTCCGGACCGAGGTCTTCTATTTCCTCCTCGGAAAACTCCGATTTTACATCGGGAAGAGAACCTTTTACTTTATTCGCCTCTACGTCCTTCCGCAGCTGCGCAAGTGCCGCTTCCCTTTCCTCCAGAACCTTTTTCAGATCCTCGACCTCTTTCCGGTGTCTTCCTTCGTAAGTAGACCGCAACTGCGAATCCTTTTCAGTCTTTGCTGTCAACTGGTCTATTTTCGTTTGAAGATCCGGTTCAGCCTCGGGTTCCGCTTCGGGTTCCTTTTTTGAGTCAACTTTTTCTTCCGGCTTTGTCTCCGGATGCGTCGGTTGAGGTCCTTCTGATTCAACGACTGCATTCGGTGCTTCCGCCTGCTGCTGCAGGAATTCTTCTTCCGCAGCCTTCTCCTGCTCAAGAGCCTGTCTTGGTATTCCGGGCATTTTGTGCCTCCTTTTTTCGATGTCTCGTTATTGAGAGCGAAATTAAACCCTATGCTGAAAAGAGCCTCAGAAGAGAACCGATTTGTTCTCCGGCGAGGAAGTCTCCTCAGCTTTACGATGCATTTCTTTAAGATATTTAGGGTCTGTCTTCTCGATCAATTCGGCCAGAAGCTGTCTCTTGCCTTTGTTGATGAGGTCCAGTTCCCAATTCATCTCATTGTCTGCATCGGCACGGAGCTTATCGAGGTTATCTTTCAGGTACGCCCGGAATTCCTCCGGGACCGTCCGAAAGGCGATAAGCTCTGTCACATCTAATTGTCTAAGAACTGCTCCCACATGACACCTCTTGTTATTATTGCGCCGGAGCTGCCTGCTGCTCCTGCAGCACGGCTTCCGGATTTAAGAGTAACTGCGCGGCCTGCTCGTCGATTATTTCATTATCGAGCGCGGCCTGAACCACTTCCCCAAACATTTGTTCGTATTGGCTGGTCTCATCTTTTTCCAGTTGATAATCGGACGGGACAATACTGTACATAGGCATCTCCAGCCCTTTGATCATTTCTCTCAGCAAAACCACTACCCCGTCTTTCCCGACAATATCGTACAGGACTTCGTTAGCCAGTACCTTGTCCATAAATTCCATCCTAGCCTGCTGTAGCTGTTCTTTCTGAGCCAAAGCAAGCGCACCCTTGGTCCGAATGTTAAAATCGCCTTTTTCATCCTCCGGTACTTCCGGGTCAGCCATGTTCCGGTCATAAAGCATCTCTACAACCCGCTGGATAACATCGACATCCATATTGTGGATGACCTGCTTCATCGACTTGGACGCGGCACCCATTAACATGGACAACCCTGAGGCAGTACCGGCAGCTCCCCGCATTGCGCCCTGCTGATCCCCTTGCACATAGCGTGGGATTCCAGTGTCCCGATCGGCGTCGGAATAAAACTTCTCCAGCAGTTCCACCAGCTCACGGGCATTAGAGTCCGGCTGGAAAAAGTCAACCGGTTTACTGGTTGCCCCGGCGATGTGTTTAGCCTGCCACACTTTCCATGGCTGCATCGAGGTTATCACCTCCCCGTCCGCCAGCTGGGTCGGATCGACAACAGTCTGGGGACCGGAAGCAATAGCAATATTATTTATTAAAGCCCGACGGCAGACGTTCGCCGCCCGTTGTGCCGGTCTGATCTTTTCCGGGATACCCCGTCCATACATACTGCCGGCCTGCTTTTCAAAACTGGTGATATGGTAAGGCCGTCTCCCCAGTATATCGGTGTTCAGTTCACACAGGACTACGTGCCTGCCGATAAGCATTGCGTGAATATCGTAGTAAATCTCGTCGTCACCGCTGAAATCTTTTACCCCCCATGACTTCAATTTCTTCCCCGGACACTTCATCCAGGCGTCGATGACATCTATCTGGCCGTTGTAACCACCTTCTTCAGTTCGGGGCCTGTCGGCAATGCTGTCGGCTTCCCAGCTATGGGTCGTCCATTCCCGAAGCCCCCCGGCAGAGTAATCGCGGAGTGCGTTGATAATAGCCTCATCTTTATAGCCATCGACCCCCATCATCTTCTGAACGCTGGACGCCTGGAGCGGCATTATCTCAAAAATGTTCCCGGTGTCCTGGTGTCTGCATGTCGGTGAGAAAAACAAGTTAGCCGGATCGACTACGTTAAAAGTCATCCGTTCTTCGTCTTTTGCCTCGACTGTCCAGTTCCCCTCAGTACCTTCGGGCTTGGAATAGGCAAGCCGGCGTTCTCGGCGATAGACAGGGCCTTTGATAGCCCCGATAAGGCTCCTGCAGGTGTATTCCACAAAATCGCTGAACGCATCCTGAAAATCCCCGTCGGCCAACTGGTCGTAGATTCGGGTCTCCATACGCTTCGCCCGTTTGCGAGCTTCTTCCTGGGTAGCCATGAGTTCCGCATCGGCGATCTCATCGACCTTATTAGCTGTTTTTTCCGCAATGTATTTTTCATTCGCAGCCCCCTCGCCCTCCTGGACGGCCTGCGGCATCTCTTCAAAAAACGAAGCGGCCTTTTCCGCCACTTTCGCCATCGCATCTTCCGGAAGATCAGGTATCGGCGACGGTTCTATATAGAATGGACGGTCATCAGTAGGCGCGAGAATATCCCGCAACCACGCTTCGGTAGTCAGACATTTCTGGATAGTCACCGGGTCGTATTCGGTAGTCCCCCCGGTCTTGGCTATCTCCTGGAGGATAGACGCATCGTATACACAGTTTACCTGGCGCTGGGATTCAATGATCCGGGTAGATACAGATTGCTTGGTGGAGGTAGAGGTATCGCGGGCATTACGCGCCTGCATGTACGCCTGGCGCACATACATAGCCAGCAAGTCGGTGTCAGGAACCCGCAGATCGTTCTGCCGCGCCTGACCTTCTTCTTCCTGCAGTTGTGCCTCAGTTTTGACCTCAAGTAGAGGGCGGTTCTTCTTTGCCATAAAAAATCCCCGGTGATTCTGTGACTGATTATATCACAATCCGGGGATTCATGCCAACACTCAAATGATATATATACTATTCAGATGGTTTTTTCTCGCCAACGCCCTCCACTTTGAAATCATAATCCCATGACTGGGTCTCCTCGACCCACGATCTGGTTATGGTCAGCAGATCAGTTCCCTTGAACTGATATATTTCGTAGTTCTCGCCGACCTGGCGCAGGAAGTCCTCCCCCGTCAGCATCTCCTGCTCCCTGTCGTCCAGCCCCAGCCGGTTCAACTGGTCACGCAGACATTCGTTGATCTGCAATTCCAGCGCCGCCTGTGCCGCCATCGGTATATCTGTCATTACTCCGCCTGGATTCATCCTAAAAAAGCTCCTCCGCCGGCTGGTTGTACTTCACGGCGTCTCTGGCCGGCACCGCCGCGAAGCCCGGTGATCTCACCGGTAAATGTTAAGTTAAACGCATCGGCAATATTCGGGCTTGCCATCCCCAGCTTCTTCATCTCCTTTTTACTGAATATCCGCAGCCTGGCGCCACGGTAGTCATACCGTACAGAACTCAACTCCGCCGCCAGGTCCATGAATTTCTCCATAGTAACATTCTTTATGTCGACTCCCCCGACCTTCGCCTCCATAAATTCCTTGGCTCGCCACCACAGCTCGTCGCGCAGCCGGTGAAAATCCTCCCGCGCCGCCGCTGACTCGGCAACATTGACCTCGACCACCGGAATTCTCAGTTCCTTCAACCGATCCACCACCCCGCTCCCCATCCCGATAACGTCAACCGCCACTTTATCAAACAGTTTCTGGCTGAACAGGTGCTTGACATGCCCCACCGTCCACATGGTTTCTTTGTTCCGCCAGTCCTCAATATGACGGATCACCGCCCCTTGCCGTACCACGAGGGCACTGGCATCATCACCAAACCGGGCAATGTCCAGCCCGGCGATCCGGGGACTGACAACATTATCCACTTCCCTCCCGTAACACGACTCGACGACATCGAGCGCAATAAGCACATCCGAACTCTTGCTCGGAAAATTTCCCAGTACCCGGATGGCATAGACATCCGAATCCACCCCGTACTTCCGTGCTTCCTTGTCCCGGTACTTCTGGGTAGTCAGCGGGCTGTCCTCACAACTGAAATGCAGTCGAGTCCAGTCGGCGGCATCGCCATGGTGGCTGTCATAGAAATAACCATCACCACGGGACGGGTTGCTGGCCATCACCACCCTCGCCCCGGGTGTCGACAGCGCCCCCTCCGCGACCTCGAATATAGCATTGTGGATCGCACTTGCTTCATCGATCAAGAACAAGATATTTTTACTGTGGAACCCCGCGAGCGCTTCGGGCTTTTCCGCCCGCGCCGTCCGGGCAACGGCAAAACGTTTGCTCCCGGGGCCGGTGTAGTCAATACGCGATTTAGTGATCAATAACTGATTTTTCCACCAGGGGTCAAGTTTATCCCACCATCTCCCCGCCTCCGCCCAGAGCACGTCAAACAACTGGTGGCCGCTAGGGGCAGTGCAGGGGACTAAGGCTTCGGGAAAGAAATACAGGAAATGCAAAAGCATCCACGCCAGACAGCTGGTCTTCCCCACTCCGTGGCCGCTCCGGGCGCTGACGTGCGCCCCCGGCTGGATATACGCCTCAAGAAACTGGCTCTGCTGGAACGTCGGTGTCGCCCTGACAATATCCTCGACCCAGTACACGGGGTCGTACTTGTAATGCCGCATCTTCTGGAGCTGTTGTTTGTTCAATTCAGGAACTCCTCTATTTCATCATCGTCCTCGACCACCTCCGCATCGGCCTCGATAACCGGAGCTGGCTCACCCCCGATCGGCTCATCAAGCAGTGCGAGCAGTTCGTCGCTCATCCCCAGTTCCATCTCGTTCTTGACCTCGTGTTTCTCCGGGGCGTACCAGCCACGCATTTTCGCCAGCTCGGCAATTGCCCGGAAGGGGTCGGCAGTCTTTATTTTCTTTACCTGCCCGGTCATCTGGTCGGTCTCGACGTCCAGCATGTTCGCACCGGCCACCCGGATCTTATCGAGATCGAGCCGCCCCTGCTCGGTCAGATATTCCCCGGCTCCGGTGGCGGCCATGGTTTCGAGCATCTTCAGGACATCCCGCCTGTCCATGAGATGAGTCTCCAANTGGACGCTGTGGGCGAAATTTATCGCCTCCTTGATCCTGGGGACGTTGAGAAAGCTGTGGTCGACTTTGATTCCGGCTTTGTTCGCCGCTTTCTGGACGTCAGCCGTCTCGACGTAGGTGATCACAAACAGCCGCTCACGCTCCTCAAGATTGTCCAAAGGCGAAATCAGGGGCGGGTATTCAAGTGGGTCGCTCATCTTCTTCCTCTGTTTTGTCATACAGTGATAGTCCCAAGGGCAAACCATAGCCCAGGTCACGTTCGCGCATGGCGAAAAGCTCGTCATAGGAACGCGGGTTGTCCAGGGCGATCTCAAGCCCTGTCGAGATGTGTTTTTCTTTTTCCATAGCCTAAAATGCATCCCTGAGCAGCGCAGGTCTGAGATCATCATCGCGCATCTGCCCTTTGTCGTCTGATCGGCAGCTGGTGATAAAGGCCGCAAATATGCCGAGAGTGAAGGCCAGCGCCCAAAAGTAGATCAGTGTCCTGGGTTTCATTATTCTTTCTCCTGTTCTGTTTGCTTGAGGGTTTTTTGCCACATTCTAAAACTGCAAGCATGTCTGCCTTTCCCTGTTATTTCTTTTACGTATTTTACATACGCCTTCAGTTCTGCGTTTTCTTCATCTGCTTTTATACATCTTGCTTTCCAGTAATCACGGTCATCCTCAGATTCAAGGCAGTGGCAGTCTGGTAGGCCACTATAAATAAATTTGGCATGTTGCTCTGGATATTTTGTTATCATTTTTGTAGCGTGTAAAATCAACTCTTCATTAATTCTTTTATCACAACTGTCTTCATATTCAGTCATTATCTTTTTTAGCTCTTCACTTATCCGCTTCTCGCTCATTGTCTCTCCTAGTTCGCAAAATAAATTGTTTTGCCCATTCACAATCAGGGACTAATTCAACAAGTCTTTTACCCGTGTCATACCATTCCCATCCATCAACTGCGGGAAGTTGGTCAGAGCCAATATAATGTTTGGTTAAACAGATTATTTTTAGTGACTGGTTAGCTACTTCCTCCAGCTCCTCAATCCGTTCTGCTTGAGACAGAATAACGTTCTTGGCATCATCACAATAGGCAACTCCCATTGCTGCTTCTCTCATTCCTGGTTCCAATTTACTCATTGTCTTTCCTTTTTGTTGTTAAAATAGCTTTCGCCCGTCTTTTCATTTTCTTCTCAAGATTCTTCCAGTATTGGTATCCATTGGGATGACGTGTTTCCGCAAACTTTTCAAATTTTCTTGCTATTCGACAGGCTTTTGCCAGTCTCATATAATCAGATAGTTTTAATTCTTTCATGGTGTCACCCTATGTTAAGTTGGCTAATTTTGTAGGCATTTGATATGCCAGTAATATCTCATTAAATTGCTATCAAAGATTGCCGTCATTGCCCTTGCTCGTTGACCAGCCTTAATGGCCTCGGAGCATAACGAGCATTTGTGATTGATTCGTGTGGTTACGATTTTATCTTTTAATATTCGGTCTTCTTGCTGCCCAAAGTCTCCATCAAAGGGGTCGCATTCTAATGCAATTATTTCTTTCTCGCTCATGGTGTCACCTTTTCTTTGACGTAATCAATTAATTCCTGCTCTTCGCCATGGAATACAAATTGATAGACTAATTCACAAAGTTTTTTATGCTCATTATCTGCTTCCTCCAATTCCTTGACATATTCGGGGTCAATAATTTCAGTATCAAGGTTACGATCACAGTTTTGGCATCTGAACTTTGCGTGGATTTTTTTCTCAGTCATGGTGTGCCTTTCTTGTCTTGTAATTCTACTAGTCTCAATAATTTATGATTAGAGTCAAACTTTCTTAGTGCTTCTCGCAATTCAATAATCTTATCGATTTTCTTATCACAGAAAACTGTTATCCTTTTGCATTCTTCCTCCAGTTCCTTGATGCGGTCAATTGCAAAATGAAAACATTCAATGGGTGAACCTGCCATAGCCCCTTTGACAACCGGACTGGCATAATCAAAAATTAATCTCCTGATTTCCAATGCCATTTTTTCATATTCTTTGCAGTGGCAGTCTTCAAGTAATTCAAATCCTTCTTGTGCATTTGTATGTTCACTTATTCCAAGGAAAATCTCTCCATAAATGGTTCTACTTATCCGCTTATCGCTCATGGTGTCACCTTTTCCTTTTACAGTCGAATAGTTGGTGATCTGTTTATTCTTACACAAGCCCCAAGATCTTGGCATTGTTGCAATCTTTTCTTTGCTTCGGATCCATAACCAATAAAAACTGAAGGTCCGCCACTATTGTGTTTTGCAGGGGATCCATTTGGCAAATAAAAAGTAAGTCGACCATATAAAAAAAGAATGGTACTCGCAAATGGCCAAACAAACCTCTGGAAAGCCCTGGTTTCAGTTCTGGCAAATACTAGGGCTATTCCGTTATTATGGAGTGCTAATTGATTAAGCCAAATACCAAGCGATTTACCATAGGGTGGATTTAGCCAAACAAAGCCATGCCACAAGTAAAGCAACCCATCTTCATTAATTGTTATCATTTTTCGGGCAGTTGGCCAAGGCTGAGGGTCACAAGCACAAGGGTCTAAATCGAATGGCCCAAGCCGGTCAATTACCCACTTTGGAGTAACCCAGCTATCCGTTGTATGATCGCCCCTGGTATGTCCTTTGTGTGCAATCGTCATTATTTATTTTCTCTCCTTTTTTTTAATGTCTCAAAATCGGTATTATGTTAAGTTGGCTAATAATTCTTTCTTTATTTCGTTCATCCGCTCTGTGTCTATGTCATCTGTTATTTCTGAATGGCAAATAAGGTCATCAATTTCCAAAAATTCTTTTACCAGTGGTTGCAGTTCATGCCAGTTTTAAGGCATCAGCAATTAGTTTAGCGGTATCAGCTGAACATTGACGGCAGGCATTATTCCTATTGCCTGACTTAGTTGGAAATAAATCTCTAATAGCTTCATCATCATGCACTGTCCATTCGGGCAAATCACTTACTGCATGGTATCTTTTCTCATTGCTCATTGTGTCACCTTTTCTTTAAGACTTCATTCGTACAATTAATAATGTCTTTGTAGCTTCTTCGACTAGTTCCCATTGCCATTCGTCTGATGGCGATTAAAGATTTCTCAAGTTCCTCAATCCGCTTTTGTAATTGAGCTTCGGTTTCGTGCATAGCTTCGTCTATTTCGTTCATGGGGTTACCTTTTTTAATAGCTCTGGGTTTTCGTGGATATTGCCGATGATTTCTAAATCGTTCTCGAAGGTTTTAGCTAAGGAACTGGACATACCGTCCTGTTTAATATTCCGCATCCAGAACCCGCTTACCGGAATATCTCGTATAGTTTCATCCTCGACGTATTCAATAATAATGGTATCAGATGTAGGAGGGAGTCCATAGTATATTTTTACAATATCCCCCTCGAATATCTGTTTGCCGTTTGTGTCTTTTAGCCCAGTGCAAAATTCAACAATATGAGTATCTACTCTAAGTGAGTGAAACAGCATAGTGTCTGTATGGAGAGTTGCTAAAATTCCACGTGGAAGTAGGACGAGAGGGTCTTTTTCCCATTCATTTTTATTGTTGCACCATACTCTGAACTTGCGTCTGTCGTTGTTCATTTTTTTCTCCTGTTGATTAGTCTCATGGTGTCACCTTTTCTTTTAACGTTCGCAAAGTTTGGGAAACTTCAGTTCAAAATTGCAATTTACAACACTTCCGTATCCAATTGTGTGCGCTTCACATGTCTTGTCTTTCTTACTATATTTACAGACCTCGCATGGCTTTGGCTCCTGTTGGCGGATAAGTTCTTCCAGTTCCCTGATTCTCCGGTTGGCGTTTATCCATTCGCCCCGCCAGTATTCGATGTCAGTGTTGGTCACAGGGCTATCGCCCGGTTAAGCCTGTCCGCGTAGGCCTGCGCCCCGCCCCGGGTCCTGAAGCAGTTACCGGATTCCCGCAGGATCATATCGAATAAGCGGGAGTCCTCCCTTTCGTACCGTGCGGGGCGAAACAAAAAAGCGATCTGGCTGAACTGGGCAAACCAGTAACTGTCGCAATCCTCGGACGGACGCCAGGGGGCCTCGCCGCAGTGGGGGCAGATTGTCTCAGGGGGTTTTGGCTGCCATTGGGAAAAAAATGAGCCGCCGGTTGTTTCGCACTCGATACAAGGGTATTCCGCTGCATCCAGTCGGAAATACCGGCAATTTACACAATTTATTCTGTGGTTCATGATACTTTCTCCCTGAAGGTTATCTTCGGTAAATCCTCGGGTCCCTCCTGGACATTGGCGATGTCGTCCTGAATGATACACAAGGTGTTCTCCAAAGTCCTGATCCGGCGCAGGAGTGTCGGGACATCCTTGGCTTTAGTCCAAATCCAGTCAAAGTAGCGCTGGTCGTCGGGGCTGGCGATCTGTTCTCTGATAGTTAGGTAGCTCATAGTATTGTATCCTCCTCATCTTTTTTTGGTGGGTAGTAATCTACAGTGTGATCCGGCAAGGGGTGACCGAAGTCGAATATGTCGTAGTAATGGCCATACTTTTCACGATATTTTTCCTGCCATACTTTATCCCTTTCCCACTCTGCTTCCCGGCGCGCCTTATACTCAGCTTCTTCCTCGGGGGAAAGAATCTCGATGCCATCGGCGTCGAAATGCCGCTTGCGGTGGGGCTTTTCGAGGCCGATGTCCTCCGGTAAGGTCTGGGTTTTAGAGATTGGTGCAGCCTTGTCGCCGGAAAGCCTGGGGATCAGGGGCTCTACTACGAGGAAATAAGCGTCGAGGATGTTCCGGAGAGTGCGGGATCTGTCCATTCCGGTGTGAATGGTGAGCGCGTCGAGACGGTCGAGTTGCTCTTCGTCAAATGAGATGTTAATGCGTTTCATCAGGTCTCCTTTGTAAAAACTCTTGTTGGTCGATATGCTCATCGAGAATCATGCGGATCAGTTTCGCCACCGGAGCACCGGTGCGCAGGGACTTTGCCCGAAGGAAACTGAACTGCCTGTCAGTCATTGAAACTAATTTTTTATTCATTGTTGCCATGGATACTATTATACATTAGTATATACCATTTGTCAATAGGGTACAAAAATTTTTTGGAAATTTTTTGTCAGGAGTGTCACCCTAGGGTAGAATAATGTTTCCTACCCCCCCCCCGGCCCTCATCGCCAAAATAGGCCCTGGGGGCCCCCCTTCCGGCTCAAAAATCGTGTACCTCTTCCTCCGTGTACCTCTTCCTCCGTGTACCTCCCCTTAATTTGTGTACCTAGATCAATGCTCTTTGTGTGGGGAGCGTGTACCTCATTTAATCCAAAAATAATTGAATATCCCAAGTTTTTCCGTGTATTTTTTTGTGATTTTTGCGCGAAATTAAGGAAAAATACCACCTGCTAACCACCCCCTCTAGGTAAGAACCACCAAATCTCACTCAGATCGCTATAGAAATATTTGCGTGTACCTCTTTTGTGTACATTGGTTACTGGACATTAGTCAACTATTAACCTTTTGGCTGGTTTGTACCTAAAACAGGTGGTTTTGCGGTGGTAGAATTAGCACTTTTAGGTGGTAGAGTCCCCCTTTTATCAAAATGATAATAGGGTCGGCGTGTATCAGTTTACCCTCCGACCCCAAGTTTCCCCAGCAATCCCCAGGTTTCCCTACCGTTCTCCCAGGCACAAATTACACACTGGAGAACGGTACAGACCGTAAAGTACCCAAAGGCCTCAGGTACACGCCCCCAACCAGCCCCAAACTTGAGGCCAAAATCAACTTTATTTGCGTTGTCCGCTTGACAAATGCAAGGATATACATTATAATATAACTATCGACACAAATAACCAACAACCAAAAAACAGGAGTAGCAACAAATGAAACTCTCAATTATGTACCGGAATCAGCTTTATCCGATTATTGACGAAACAATCTCCGAAGCAAAAAAGAATCACCCCGGATGCGATATTTACGAAGAAATTGCAACCAATTACTTTATTAAAGTAGCAACTAGCTAAAACAGGAGTAGCAAAAAATGAAAATCGACACGGAAAAAGCCATTATCTGGGGCGCAAACGGAAGCGCATCCTACGCCATCAACGAGTCAGGTGGCTTGGAACTAACCGACCAGCTCGACGACGGCTTGACCGACGTCGAACTTCCGATCTGGAAGCAGTTAATCAACTAAAACAGGAGTAGCAAAAATGAGTAAATCGCAACCAGTAGTATTTTTTCGGAAATTGGGCAAATGCTATGCCGTATCCGGGACTAGGCGGACAAAGGCAACTGCCAACCGGATCGTAACCCTGATCCTCAAGTCCCAGGGTTACGGAGATATTAACCACGCCCGGAAGAACATCGACAATTTTGAGGCTAAAGTTGAAAAAGCTACTGACCAGGTACAAGCGGAGTCCATAATCGGTTATCTTAACTTCACGGATAAACAGCACAATGGCCCTGACCGATTCGATTTTGTTTACCGGGGCGGCTGTATGTCCGGGCTGTATTTAAACAGCCTATATACCTGGAAACCAATTAATCAACTAAAACAGGAGGAGAATTGAAATGAAAAGAAACTGG